ACGGTGAATCGACTAATGTATTACAATCAATCACCACAAGTGGTTGGTTCATCCCTATTGGGGCTGACCCTGTTACGGAACCTTGGAGTGGTACTAGTACTACTCTAAAGTTACCCTATGAAAAGAAAATGGTAGATGAAGTTGTGGATTGGAGTAAAATCCTCACACGACAAGATCGCAAGAAATGCTTCAAAATGCTTAAGGATTCTAAAGGTAGTAAATACCTGAAGACCTTTAAGAGATGTAGTAATTCCTCGAGTTTCGAGGTTGCTACACGTTCTGAAGTACGCGTATACGACTTTATCCGTCGCGAGAATGGTAAAGATAGGTACTCGCTTGAGGCCCGAAAGGGCACACTTACAAGTGCCGAACTCACCAATCATCGCGCGGAAATCGTTCAAGCGTGGGCTGGCTTTCTTCCTCCTCCGCCACATATTGTGACGGAAAAGGAGCTTGCAAATGCCTTTCGGCGAATGCTCCCCGAGAATGACCCTTTTGGGATTCCTGGCTTTAGCCTAGCGAATTTCATTATAGAGTTGAAGGAGCTAAAAGACTTAGCTTCACTCGTAGTTCGCGATGCACGTTCTGTGCCCGATTATATGAGTGATACCTTTGTTGGAGTGAATTTCGGTGTACTACCATTCGCTAGTGACATCATTACGATGTTTACTATGATGGATAGAATCGACCATTACATTTCTGTATGGAATGACTTTGCCTCAAAAGGCGAGGTCATGAATTGGCACTCTACTATCTGGAAGTTTGAAACAATCGACTCCGTCGATTTTTCTCGGAACGCCCAGACTCTTCTCTCAAAAGCGAAGACTTGGTCAGGCACTGTTAGTCTGGAATACAAGGATGCTGCGTATGCAGCCCTTTATATTATTCCAAAACATGTGTCTAACGACGCTATCTTTAAAGTAAAATTGAAAGCGTTGGGTCTTGATAGACCCCTGTCTGTCGCATGGGAGGCCGTGCCGTTCTCGTGGTTCATCGATTACCTATTTAAAATAGGAAATATGATTGATGACTACGAAGATAGTTTGTCCTCCTTTGACTTTGAGATCGTTGACGCGGGATACAGCACGCGCTTCTATAAGCGCGAGTATGTTGTCTCGAGTTACGACCATACTGACGTTGCAACAGGGTTTATTATGACCCCTAACGACATGCAGTATGGGAAGGAAAAGGTGGTGTACGAACGGTATCCCGTTAGTCCGACTGTAGCACATGGTTTAACCATACCTATGCCGGATTACGAACTTACTGTTCGTGCTCCTTCACCGCATCAGACTTTATTGTCTGCTGCGGTAGGTGCGATGTTGCTGCGTGGAAAGTCCAACCGGACTGTCTATACAGATTAAACTCGTAAAAGAACCGTGTTAACGGTAAGTGTCGAAAGACCTTAAGCTATAAAAGCAAGGAGTCTCACCATGATGAGCGCAAATATCACTTTAGATTCTAAAGTCTACTCAACTACTTCTGTCAAGTCGAATTCTACCATCCGCAAAGATGGAGCTCGACCAATAGAAGATCCCGCCCTACTCACGATTAGCCATGAAACAGCTAAAAGTGGTAGAGTCAACTCAGTAATGATCATCGATGATACCGTTATGGTACCATGTAATGATACTTGCCAAATTGTACCGGGAGTGTCCTCAATAAAAGGACTAGTTAAGTTCTCGTATAACCCTAAAGAGGGCCGTACGGATCTACGCACGAGTTTGGATTCTATTGTAGCACAGCTTACAGCTATGCTCGGGAATCAAACTCTTATGGATCAGTTCTTTAATTTAGAACATTAATCCTGCGTATAAGACTACTGTAACTAAGTGAAATGACACGTTTTGTCAAACAAGGGTGAGATCCAGAAAGGACCTCTATGAATACCTTGAAAAGCTTATCCAACATATGGTTGGAAATTGCAAACGGCCTTAGTTGCGCGCCCAAAAGTATTGAAACGTTTGTCAGGCGTTCCAGTACTGCGGGCTTACCCTTTCTCACTGTAGACCTACCTGCTCTTGCAAAAGATGTAGATAGGTCTTTATCTACTGGTCAATTAATCGTTTCGTCCCGTTTTAAGGGATCGCACAGAGATGTGCGTCCTGTCTTTCTCCGAGAGCTCTTCGAGCGCTTGTATGATCGACACGGTGTACTTAACGAATTTTTGGATCCAGTAGACTTGAGAAACCTCCGCCAGCTACTATATGTGTTTTACAAATTTGAGATGCCTTTCACTCCTGAACAGGAGCAAGAGGCCATCGAAAAATTTATAGCCAATGATGCCTCCGTGAAAACGGATGATTTTCCTTGGCAACTCCCGTTAGTGCGTAAGCACTTCCGAGAATTATTGCCGCATGATCCTTTGGACATACGGCCACATCACGCTGGTGGGCAAACAGCAGATCGTATCACAAAACCACAGAAAAGAAGTGTAAGAAGGTATAATCCTTCTGTACATGAAGTTTTTAAATTTTCATGGCATTTCCAGAATGTGGGCCACTATAAAAGGTGGCGCTCTTCCGTTAAAAAGGTTGAGAGTGATACATACCCTTCCCGTCTTGCTTTCGTCCCTAAAGATTCCCGTGGGCCCCGTACAATTTGTATGGAGCCTCACGAAACTATGTATTTCCAAAAAGGAGTACAAGAGTTACTTTATGAATTCATTGAAGAGTACAGCCCCGCAAAAGGGCGTATAAACTTCACTGATCAGACGATTAATAGACAGTTAGCGTTGAAGGCGTCTCTTGATCGTAGTCTTGCGACTATAGATCTAAAGGACGCCTCCGACATGGTATCTTGGTCTCTTATCCAAAAGTTATTGGAGAAAGACCAGGAGTGGTTAGCAGTGCTTGATGCACTACGTACCCCTGTTGTTAGCTATAGTACGTCCACCACCGATTATAACATACCGTTGAAGAAATTCGCTCCCATGGGATCAGCTTTATGCTTTCCTATAGAGGCGATGCTCTTTTATTCGATATGTCGGACGGTGACGGAAGAGGTTTGGGTGTACGGCGACGACCTAGTAGTCCCTACTTACTTGGTAGGAAAAATTATAGGTCGGTTAGAAGACTTCGGTCTTGTGGTTAATCACGACAAGTCCCTTTTTACAGGGTACTTCCGTGAATCATGTGGTGGAGATTTCTACCGCGGCCACGAAATCGGTGTTTTAAAACTGAAGTCGTTGGATATGGTATCTTATACAGATTTCTTGAATTTGATTCAAGGAATCGTGGGAATTAAAGTTACGGACCAGCTAGCTGCGATTTATGAACAAAGTTCACGCAGCGTGTTATTCCGTATGCCTCGATCTACACTCGCAGAATCACGCGTACCAGGTGTTTATTACACCGATATGTGTGCTGCATCTGATGTCTTTTTTAAGAGACGTTATAATGCTGCTCTGCAGAGATATGAACGTAGGATCCCGTGTGTTAAGACCATGGTTACAGATGAATCAAACCCATCTGACGAGGACCTGTATTTCGACTGGTTGAACGTGCATGCACGATCCAATCAGCCTGAAACGGATTCTCTTGTCAAGGAGTTTGAATTCAGAAGATCTCTGCGTGCATGTGCACGGGAGAATCTGCGTAACCTATTGGAACCACGTGAGTGGTCCAAACCCTCGGTATCGTACCCGAGAAACAAGTACGATTGGTTCCCTGAAGAGGGAGGTGCAAATCTACAGATGAATAATCTATAGAT